TGAAGAGGGGCGCGTACCAAAGGCGGAGGTACTGACCGCCAGCGGGCAACGGGATGAACCAGATTTTTCCACCCCTGATGCGATACTTGATGTTGGTACGGCCCCAGAGCGTGAAAATGTTGGGCAGCGTGTACTGGTTTCGCTGCGCAAAGTTGAAGCGCCAGATGGTTATCCAGCCGTCTGCATTACTAGAGTTAGCCCCTAGCTGCAGGTCGACCCCCAACAGCTTATAGAAGTCGGTTGGAAGGTCGAAAGCGTCGTTGGTGCCGTCAGTCGTGACGGTGTAGGGCGTCGCTACCTCGTAGTCGTTTCCGTACGCCTCAATTAAGCGGTCCCATAGGTTTTGGCAGCTCGCGTTGGCCATGGTGAGCCACTCCGAGTCGGAAATAAACTCAGAGTTCTCCATGTCAGCGCGCTGCTGGGCGGCAAGAATGATGTCCCCTGCTGTTGTGGCGGCAATTGTCGTCATGTCCTACCTCCACAAGCAAAAAGGGCGAGCAGCATCTTAAGTGCCGCCCGCCCCAATAGCGGCGCCAGGGGGAATTGGTGCTGCTACTTCTTCTTCTTTGTCACCCTGGACAAAACCTCGTCCACCTTCTCCATGAGAGAGGCAGAGGTTTCATTCTCCTCTGCCTTCGGTGGCTCCTGCTTCTCGGCCTTAGCGCCCTTGAGGGTGTGGCTTTGCCCTTCTTCGTGGTGCACTTCATCCACGAATTCAGCGTCAAACACACAACCGCATGGGTGCTTCAGCGACGGCATTAGCTCGCGTCCTCGCTCCACAGGAAGGCGCAGCTGTACTTCGCGCCGGACTGCAGCGAAGCGGCGAGGAAGTCCACAATGACAAGCTCCGCCGTGCCGCGAAGCACAACCGCAGGCACTCCGTGGAAGCCAAAGAGGATGTCCAGCGCGCTTCCGCTAACGCCCGTGCCAGTCGCAGGGAGGTTGAGCTCGCCAGTATAGATAGTGCCAATGCCCGCGGGCTCAGTCCCGTAGACGGCTGTCTGCACATACTTCGGGGTCGAGCTCGCAGCGGCAAACCCAGAATCCAGCGGGACAGAAGTCATGCTCGAGAGAGTCGCGGAGCCAAGGGTGCCCGCATCCGAGCACTTCTTGATAGAGAACTTCGCCTCGCCAGCCGCCGTGGCAATGCCTGAAATGGTGATTCTCTTCAGGCGCACCGTGGTGGTGGCGTTACCTGCCAACACGAAGCAGGCCTTAATTGCCGCCACGGGGGTGATTTGGTTTGCACCGCCTGCGTAGTGAGCAACGGACGAGTCACCCGAAACCTGGTAGCGCTGGTTGCCAGCCGCGTCCGTGAAGGTGGCCAGCGTCCGTGCTGTGCCGGTAGAGTCGAGAACTGAGACGGAAGTGGCTGACATTTCTGCTCCTAAAACGTGAGGGCGGAGTTAGCGCCCTGGTTAAACTGCAAGGCACCACCAAACTTCGTGGCTGAGGCATTCGGCGCGGGCTGGGGTTGTCCGTTTTGCGGTGCCGCAACCGCAAGCGCTTGAGGGGTTGGCGTGAAGACGTTTCCGTCCGCGTCCACCACCGTGGCCGAGACGTAGTAGCTGGCGCCGCCCTGTGAGGCCTGCGCCGCTGCGTCAGTGGGCGAGAGGCAAATAACCTGAAAGGTGACGTAGACAGTCCCGCCAGCCGTTACTTGAATTGAATTCTGAAACCCGCCCGTTTGCGCCACTGCCTGGCCAACCGGGACAAACACGGAAGAGCACCGCACAGAGCCGGAAGTTTGGCCAACCACAACCCCGTTGACGAGTACCTGAGGGGCAATGCTGTTGACGTTGACGGCGGAGGCGCCTGAATTGGTAATTCCCAGGACGCAGGTAGCGGGTTGATTCACAATAACGGGGCTCGGCACAGACAAACTCGCACTCATTGCCATGGCTAATTCCCCGCGTATCCAACGGTGAGGGTGGAGGTTGAAGCGGCGGTGCTGGTGCCGTCTGACGTTTGGAAATAGGCCCCAATGGCATAAGTCTGTGAAGCGGGCTCGGCCAACAGGTAATTGGAGAGCGGAGAGTGCGGAACAACCGTGAAGCTCACCTTCAGCGTGCCGCCCGAGGCAGCAATGGTGCTTCCGAAGCTTCCACCAAGAGGTGGCTGCCCTAACTCAATGCCCTTTTCGCCATTGCCAACTACCGGCTGAAGCCCAACAAGCTGGACATCAGAGGCCCCGCCGTTGGTAAGCGTGCACGTAGCCGTGACTTGCTGCCCCGTCTTGCACGAGGAAGCGCCCAGCGCGATGGCGCCAGTGACGGCCATTAGGTGGCCCCCACGTAGGTTACCGTCAGCGTGGTTGTGGATGGTGAGCAGACAGACCCATCAGAGGTAGAGACAACCGCCCCCACGTCGTAGATGCGCTCCGCCGGCTCAACACCAAGGTAGTTTGCCTGTGGCGCGTGCGGGACAATGTCGAAGTAGAAGGTTGTGCTTCCACTTGCCGCAACGGACGAGGTGAAGGCGCCGCCCAACCCAGGAAGCCCAGCCTGCACAGACACGGCCTCCGTGGTTGTGCCCGTGGGAGTAACCAATGGACGAATGCCATTCACGTAGACAGTGGACGCCCCGCTATTCGACACAACGAGAGCCGCCGTAGTCTTTTGCTCGGCGGCAATCGTTGCGTCTGACAACGTTATGGAAGCTGTCACTGCCATTAGGGCTCTGTGGCGTCTCCGAGAGTAATGCGAAGAGTCAAAACGTCGCCGCTGGCGGGGTCAACGGCGTTGCCAGCAAAGTCAGCAAGCTGGATAGCAATGACTCCGCCGTTCCCAACCGCGGTGTTTGTGGTGATGGTGGAGTTCGTCTTCACGCCCACCGTCGCCGCCGTCATAAGTCCAGTGGCATTTTTGGTTTGGGCAATCTCGACGCCCAACAGGTACTGGTAGGAGTCTGAGAAGGTAATTGTCCAAAGCCCTGCGGTGCCCAGAGAGACAGAGCGAGTGCCCGCCCCATCTCCGTATGCGTACCCAACGCCCGTGGTGGGCGCAGTCCCGAGAGAGCTGCTCGAGGTGAGGGCGGTTGAGCCGCCCGCGGTGAATGTCCTCTTCTGAAGCGTGACAGCGCCAGCCACCCCAACCGAGACAACCGGGTAGAGGTGGACAATCCTCTTTGGGATTTGAAGCAGCGCAGTCTGAAACGTTCTATTCGCCATTGTGTAGGCCTTTCAGGCTTAGGCGCTGAGTGAGGTTTGGCCATTCCACCCAGGTGCGTTGGTGCACAGGTTGGGGTAGGCCGCGATTCGTGCTTCCGCAGAGTCTGAGTTGTAGACCCTCAACATCTCGACCCTGTCCTCGTATTTGAGGATTTTGGGAGCAGCGCCGACAGAGATGAGCTTCCAGGTGTCGAGCTGCAGCATGTAGCCCGTCTGGGGCTGGCAGTTTCTGTCTGAGAAGCACTTGAGCGGCCCATCTGCACCGTCAATCTTCACTGACTGGAATCCAACTCCGGCCGGCCCGTCCAGTTGCTCATACTCGCGCCGAGTGCCGAGCGCCTTGACGAGGGCGGAGTAGCTTCCGTAGTTGGTGGCGAAGTGCGAGGGCATCGCGCCTTCACGGCCGAGCAACATTGAGTGGTCAATCACGGCCTCTTCAATCGGCTGACCGCTGCCTGCGTACTGCACGCCGTAAAGTCGATAATCCACTGCTCTGCAAACGCCGTAAAAATTATCGCTGGATGTGGGGTCTGTGAGCGGAAGCCAGGCTTGAAGTCCTGAAAGCTTCGCGTTGTTGTCGCCCTGCACAAGCAAGTAGTCCGAGGTGGTCCAGCTTGTCGGGGTGGCTGCGCTGCCGCCCTGTGCCGAGGAAGCAACGGTGATGGTGCCATTCCGCACGCTGCGGGCAATGACATAACCCAGGGCTGCGCGAGGAGTGCCGCCGTCCGTGGCATTCGCCTGGAGAGTCTGGTTGACGGCGAACTGAGAAACGTCAGCCGGGTTGGTGAGCGTAATTACGCCAGAGGTGATGGTCGAAATCTGCCCCACCGTGCCAGTACCACTTCGGAAGAGAGACGAGGCAACCGAGAGAGTGCAACCCCGAATGGCCGAGTCAATCAACACCGTAGCCGCCTGCTTGAAGGCGCCAGTGCTGGACATGGCGGATTCCAAAGTCAGGTTGTCAATGGTGGCAACGTCGTAGTCCCGCTTATAAATCATCAGGAATTCGGCAAACTGCGCGGCAGACTGGTTGCCCTGCGCGTTGCTGAAAGTCGCACTGCGACCCTGGTTAACTTCGTATTGGACGGGGACGGGGTAGTACTTGCCACCCACGTCTTCATCCTTGGGCACGATGGCGAAGAACGGATTCTTCGCGTAGGCCAAATTCTGCACCTTCTGGCCGTCGTACCATTCCTTCAAAAACGCATTCGCCGCAGGCAAGTCTAGCTGGTAGCTCACTTCGAAACCCCTGCCGCTCTCCCGCGGCGTTTAAGGGGCGCGCTTACTTCTGCTTCACGCGCTCCCAAGCAGCCCGAGCGCGCTCAAGGCGCTCTTTGTCGTCCTTCGGTGGAACCCATTCGGTCCCGGACGTGGCCGTCATGTCTGTACTGAGGGAGCGTCGCTGCGGTGGTTCGCTTCGCTTAGGCTGCTGCTCTGCTTGTGCCTGCGTCGCGGGCGGCTGCTTTTTACTGCGAGCTGCTACAAACTTTTCGCCAATGGCGTCCAGTCGCTTGTCAACGATAGATGCAGCCTCTTCGGCTGTCAACAGTTGCATCTCGCCGTCGAGTATTGCCCGCTGGTTTTCGTGGAAGTGTTTGTCAATTTCGAAGGTGATGGACTTCCTCACTGACGGGTCATCCCAGAAGGCCTCTACAGAGGGGAACTTCTCGAAACTCTTCTCTACGTGAGAGAGCACCTCGGAGTGAAAGGCCTGTCTCTCGCGCTCCTGCTCCTTGGTTTGCAGCTCCTCGAAGCGCTTCTCCACTGCCAGCTCGCGCTCTTTAAGTTTCTTGTCGAATGCCGAGAGACGCTCATCCATTTCGGAAGCAATTAAGTCTCCCGTGGGCGAGCCTTCGACTTTTACCTTGGTGAGAGTGTCGTACCAATTCTCCCCGTACTCGCGCTCTAGGTACTTTCCCGGGTTTCGCTTCTTGTCTGCTTGGTATGCCTGCCAGTCTTCGTATTCCTTCGACTTGGTGGCGAGTTCGGCCTCTTTCTTGGCAACGGCGGCCTTCTCCTCTGCGAATTTCCTCTGCTGTTGAGCGAAACGCTTGGTTTGCGTCTCTAGCTCCTTGAATCTTCCGTCTTCCTTCGGTGCCTCAGGCGCTTTTGGAGCTTCTGGCGGCGGTGCACCGTTGGGCTTCACAATTTGCTGCTGAGTATTCGGCACTACCTGCGCATTCTGGGTTGCTGGCGTCGTCATTGTGTCTTCTCTCGCTTCGCTACGCCGCTAACGGCGTGTTTGGGACTAACTCTGAAACCGGTTGAGGCATTGGGGCAGCCATCGGGCCTCCAGGAGCCATCGGCGGTGCTGGCGGCATGGCTTGCTGCATCAGGAATTCAATCTGCGCCTTCCAGGTGCGCAGCATGTCGAGCCGCTCGTCGTCTAGACCCTGGGCTCGGCCGCGGGCGAGGTAGTCGACAACCAACTCCATCGCCAATTGCAGGTTGTCCGTTGGCTCTGGGGTTGTGAATTCACCCTCGTCGCAAATGTCGTCCAGCATTTTGCAGAGCAAGTCTTCGTCTGCATTCGCAAGGCTTCCGTTTGCCTCTAGGTCTGGGAAGTCGAGAAGGCGTCTGCCCTGGCGAGGGGAAATAAACCCGGCCTGGATGTATTCCTGGATGGTGGCGAGTCGGCCGGCCGGGTCTTTTGGCAAACTGGACGTAGGGAAACACTGCATTCGCCAATCCGAGTCTTCCAACTCAGCCGCAGTCATGCGCACGGTGTTGAGCGCGCTATTGCTGGGCGCCTGCACTTCGTAACCGCCCTCCCGCTTCGCAATGTCACGAGCAGTCGCAATGGCAAGCTTCGCCAACTGCATATAGCCGGCCTCGTTCAGGCGCTCTTGCGTCTTCAGGCGCTCGGCAACGGTGTCTCGGTAGACGCGCTGTGCCTCGCCTGAGTTGAGTCCGGCTGGCTTTACGCCCGTTGCGGACTGCAGGGAGATGCCGGCCCGCTCGTACATGGACAGCACGATGGTTTGGTAGTGCTGGTAGTACTCAATGGGCACCACCTGGGGCACAAACCACTGGGGCGGAGTCCCCTTGTACTCGAGGATGGCGCCTATTTCGTTGTTGAGGTGCTCCTTCACAATTTTAGAGCCGCTCTCTAGGAATATTTTGAATGTACCGGCGAGCTGGAAGCTTCTCTGAATCAGCCAGAGAATCTTGTTTACCTCGAGCTGCTTGTTTTGCAGTTGCTCCGCGAGGCTTTGCCCCCAATAGCCCAGGGGCCTGGGGCTCCACTGCCACCGTGCGAAGGGGAAGAAGTCGTGCTCCCACGGAGTAATTGGGTCCAGCAGGCCTTCGTCAATGGAAATACAGTGCTTCCCGTCTTTCGCCTTGGCATTTGAAGGCAGGTGCCAAGACTCGCGCACCACCACCAGGTCGGCCGTGGTTGCTGGCGTGCCGTTCTGCTGAAGCGGAGCGGCAGCAGCCCTCTCTAGCAGCGCCCTCTTGTCAGGAAACGCCGCGATGAGTTGCTCTCTGTCAATACCGCGCACCCAGTGAAGCTGTCTGGGCTTCCCATAGGCGCCCTCAACTTCGTCTACCCACAACTCAGCGGAAATGACGCGCTCAAAGGCAACGCGTGGCTTGCCGTCCTTCGAGAGTTTCTCCGTAACGAAGATGAGCCCGTCGCCAAATATTTCAGCGTCACGCTGTGCCAGGCCACCCAACTCGTAAGCCTCATTCTCGTAGAAGATGCCGTCTGAGAATTGGTTGAGCTTCTTCGCCCTTCTCTGGAGTTTGTAGTCACCACCAGAGGTGAGGAAGTAGGGACGTGGCTTATTCTCTCCAATGCGTGCGGTGGCCGTGTCCACCACGGACTGAATGACGTTGTCCGTAATGCGCTCTTTGATGGCTCCTGGCTGACTCATTGCCGAGCCAATGGAGAGGCCAGAAATGCCTGTCATGGAGGAGTTGCCGTAGAGGCGAGCTCCAACAATTAGCTGGCGAATGCGTCCTGTTTGTTGCTGCTGAAGGAATTTGACGTGCTGCCCAATGGCGCTTGCGACTTCGGAGCTGTCCTTGGACTTGTCCTCCAACGCCCACCATGCCAGGCGAGAGGTTGGAGTTACGTTTGCTTTTGTGCCACGTGAAACAAAGCTGGAATTAGAGAGAGAGTCGGAGGCTATGGCGCATCAGGTTCTTTCTGAGCGTCGCTCTGCCGGTTGTCTGCTAGGTGATTCAGGACTTGGATGCATTCTTCCTTGGTTAGCACGCCTCGCTGCCAAAGCATGGTCACGCCATCCACCTGGTCTGATGGATGCTTGCCGTCTAGGGCGCGAATGGACTGCCAAAGGTGAAGCTTCACTCTGCGCCCTCCACTTTGCACCCGTCTGGCTCACAGCCCTGCAAGCATAGCCCAGAATCGCCGTGGCTTATTTCATCGTGGCCACAAGGACAAATCAACGGCGCGCCTAAGTCGAGATGCTTTAGGGCAATGGCTTCGGGCGCTCTGGCTGGCTCTTGGGGGAAGAACTTTAGGTGGACGGAGTGGTTGTCGAATTCGCTTATCCCGTGCCTTCTGCAAAGCAACGCCAGGGCGTCGAACTGCTCCAGTCTTTCGGCGTCCTCTTCCCTCACTTCTTGCCGCCCGAATTCTTCAAGTCGTCCTCGGCGACAGAGACAGACCAATCAATGGAATCGTAGTTGCTTCGGTACTCTTCTGAGATGCCCACGGCGTACCCCTTAGCGCGTCCCGAGAATTGCTTCAGCGCCTTGTCTCGCTTGCGCTTCTCGGTTGGCGTCCAGGTTGTGCCATCCTTGGCAAGCTTGCGCATGGAAGCAGAGCGCGTGCCCTTGGCCTTCACGTCGAGGGGGTGCTGCTGTTTCACTTCATCACCAACTTGGGCTGGATGATTACCTGCTGCGAGGCCTGAATGAAGCGCGCTGCATACTTGTTCGCGTGCTCAATCATGGAGGCCAGCTCTCCGGCCGCTTCCCTCTGTCCGTAGCTCTGCGCGAGCTGCGCCGACTCAATGGAGATGGCGCTGATGATTCTCTGCAGCGCAAACACCACCGCGGCCTTCTCGCTCGTGAGGTTAATGCCTTGGCCCGGCAGTTCCTCCATTGCCTTTAGGGCGGACTCTTCTCTTCTTGCCGACTCACCCATCGAGGTCTTCTCCGTCGTTTGCAAACTGTTTCAAGGCCGCTTCCCTGCGTGGGTCATTCCTCATGGCCGCTAGGGCTGCCTTCTGTCTCTTCATGTAGGCGGGCTCTTCTTCGGCAGCAGGGTCATACGGTGCTGGGCTTGCTCTCTGGGCTTCGTACTCTGCTCTCTCTGGGGTTGGAATCATGAGAGGAGCGGGCGCCGTGACAGCCCTGTTTTCTGCCTTAGTCGCGCCGAGTCCAGGGGTGCCAGCGCTCTGCACGTGTGCCACGACGCCCACCGCCGGCAATACTCCAAGCCCGGACGCTTTAGCCATAGCCAGCCGGAGTTTCTCAGCGTCTTGGGCCAGTGAGGTGAGTGCGTCGATTACGTCGGGCAATGCCTCAAGGGCTTTGAGCTGCTTCTTGGTCACCAGAGCATCTCCCTTTCCTCTTCTTCCGCGTCATCCCTCTCTCGCTTCTCGAGGGACATATATTCAATGTCTTTCTCAAACTGAACCTCTACGGCTTTCGCGTCATCCTGAGCGCGCTCAATGTGCCAGTCCGTTGAGCCAACCCTCGGCCCTGGTTTCTTCCTGGCCTCAGCTAGGTATGGGTAGCAGTGACGCCATGCGTAGAGGGCGGCGTCTGTGCAGTGGTTGGAGCAACCTGGGTGCTCTTGGCGCTTCTCTGACTTGTCGTCCCAGATTAGCTCTGCGTATTCGTCTGCGAGCTGCTTCGCTTCTGGCAGGAGTTTGATGTACCCGGAGAGAAAATCGCCGTTCATCATCTCAATGAAGTCCACCTTCCCCGTCTTGTCTGCTGGGTGCAGCGCAAGCGAGTGGCGCCGCTTCATTTCCTCAACGGCTTGCTTGTTGGCGTTATCAATCACCACTCGCTCGAAGTCATAGCGGGCGTTGAGCGCCTTAATGCGGTTCGCTACCTCCGTAACGTCTAGCTCTTTCTCCGCCGTCGCTTCGAGGATGTAGAGCGCTTTGTCGTTGCGGTGGTAGGCACAGACCACAAATGCTGATGGGTCAGGGGAATACCCAAGGTCGACACCCAAGACAAAAGACCAGCCAGACTTGTCACCCTCAATCCGAGCCCGCGCCTCTCTATCAGCCGAATTGATTCCGGCTGAATAACGATAGACCAGTTTGCTTTCGTCGATGACCCAGCGCCCAAGGTAGTGCTGTTGGAAGAGGGGCGTTTCTTCAATGAGCGGGTTCGCTGCCTTGAGCTCATCTATCTCCGCCTTCCACTTCTCTGACATGTGTGGGTTGTCTGCAGCACTCCAACGGTGTCCGCTCCAACCCTTCGCCTGCCATCGCCCTGGGGAGAGTGGGTCCTGTCCCTGCGTCAGTTCAAAAAAGAGGCCCTTCTTGAGATTGCCAGGAGTGCCGACAAGACAAATGCGTCCGCGGTAGTCGGCCACGGCGGGTTTGAGGATGCCGTAGACAAGCTCTTGGAGGTCAATCGAGAAGGACGCCCCTTCGTCGATGTCGACTTCGGCGTACTTTTGCCCGAGTAACTTCTGCTTTTCTTCTTCGTCCGTGTCCGCACCCAGCAAGTATATGACAGAGCCGTTTGGCAGCGTCATGCAGAGGGTGGTTTCATTGAATACCGCCCCCAATTGCTTCTCTCTGTTGATGGACTTCAAAACGTCTTTCCAGAGGATTCGCTTTGCACTGTCTCTCGTAAGCGCGATGTAGAGACAAGACGCTCCTGGGTGTGCATATGCAGCTCGAAGCAGCCGCATGGCAATTCCGTAACTCTTACCAGCGCGTCGTGTGCACAGGGCAACGATGAGACTGGACTCGTCTTCGACAAACCCGGATTGGGATTTGAAGTTTTCATCAATGAGCGTCGGGGGTGGCGGCTTCCGCTTCGCCGCTGCCACCGCGAGCTGCCATGTCTCTTCGGAGAATTTCATCCGCGAGCACCTCCCTTGGCACTTCGCTCAAGTCCAAACTAGCTTCCGTGGGCTTCCCGATGCAGTAGGCGAGAGCAAGCTGAATGGCCCACGCTTCATCCGTCTCCAGCGCGTCCTGCAGCTTCTTAATTGCAAGCTCGCCACTCTCTGCGCGCAGCTTCTCAATCAGCACAGCTTGTGACTTCGGGCGTCCCTTCGGGTTTCCGCTCTGCCCTGGCTTGAAAGATGTTTGGTTTTTCATGCGCCTGAACTCGCCTGTTGCCAGGGCTACTCTTCCAACTTCCATTGACGGATGTTGTGCCTGGGTATGTGCATGTAGTCTCGGAAGACTTTCCCGTCTGGGCCCCTGGCATTGAAGCTCACTCTTACCGAGTCGATGTCCGGGTCCCACACCATTTCCATCCCAACGATTGGGCCAGGCAGGTGACTTCTCACACCTTGCGCTAACTCAACGTTTCCACCCTCTCGCACAGCAAGCGAAAGGACTTTCCTGGGCACTCGCTTCGGTGGCCTTCCGGGGCCTCGCTTCTCTTCGTCTTGGCTTGGCTCACCCATAACGCGCTGCCGCCTTTCGTTGCCTCACGTCGTCACCCTCTCGCATGTAGAAAGGGACGTATTTGAAAGTCTGGTACTTGCTTAAAATCCACCCGGACATTCCCGTTACCTCAGGGCTCCAGGTCGTGATTGTGCACGTGGGAATGTCGAAGTCTTTCACGAGGGCTTTGGCAATTCCCATGCGACGCCAATTAGGAGTGCTTCGCGTGTAGACGAAGTGGATGGTGTTGGGCCTCTCGACAATCGCAAACCCGTAAATGGTGTCTGCGTCGTCAGGGGGGCCGGCTACTCTCACTTCTGCGCGCTTAAGAATGACTTCAATCGTCTGGTGCAAAAAGCGCTTAACAACTCCCTCGTCCATTCTTGCAACCCAGGGGCGCGGGAGGGAGTTGCGGTAGCTGTCTACCCAGTGCCTCGCAATAAACCCACCGTGGGACTCGTTGCCCTGGCGGATGACAAACTCGGGGGTTTGTTTTGCGGTAGCTTCCATGGGCGCGTCGCTAGGTACATTCAATACATTATTTTGAATGTAATTCAACTTCCTTCGCTGATTCTTGCGGTCTCGGCAAGGAGCGCCCAGCCTTCCTCATCCGTCAGCCATCGCTCCGGCTCGCAGCCCCAGGGGCACTTCATTTTCGGGACGACGCCAAAGAGTCGACACACGAGCGGCCTTGCCTCGTAACCCAGACACCTGCCGCCCTTAAGCATGGTGCAGCTTCCGTCGCGCTTGGTGCCGAGTTTCCGGTGTGAGTCTTTCTCTACTGCTTCCTTCTCCATTGGCGAGCAAATGACTGAGCCACATGCGGCAGCGCAGTGACCTTTACATTCAATACCGGGGAGGGTTTTGTAGATTTCCTCGTGAGTCACGAGAGGGTGGATTCCTTTGTTACGAGAGGCCTAAGCCCATAGCGCCTGACGCACTCGACGCAGGCGCTCGCTTTGCCCACATGCCCAACCCACACGGTTGTGAGCTCTCGGTGCGTGGCGCAGAGGTAACAGTTTGTCACCTCAACACGAAATGTTGGCTTCCCACGGCTGCGAGACATGAAATTAAGCCGCAGAAAAACATAATCCGGCCGACCTCGTACCACTTTCCTGCGCCGATGAAGAAAATGAACAGGCCGAGAATCATTACACTGAATGTAATTCCGAGAGTAATCATAGCGCCTCGCACTCTAGCTCAACTCGCGGATTGGTTTTGTCGTCAAAGCGTTCCACGTGGAGCATTTCAATCTGTCCATCGTCAACCCAGGCAATGCCGTTTAAAGCGTCCAGGATGACCTTTAGCGTGTTGTCCAAGTCGCCACGTCTCCTGGGTCGGTAGACGTAGAGCTTAACGCCCAGCGGCCCTCCAAGGGCCTTCAGGCGCGCAACCCTAGCTAGCAGTCCAACCTTCACTTTGTATTCTCGCGCTTCGGTTGAGACAACGACTCGGTTTCGCCAGTGTCGCCAGTAGCGATTAGAGCTGGGCGGGTATGGCAACACGAGCCTCACTTATTGGCCTCGTGCTCTTCGTAACAAAACCCGCACAGCGGCTCTGGCCAG